AATAGGGAAAGATGCGGCAGATATGATCAGAAAAAAATTAAAAACAAATAATAATAATGTCATAAAGGCATATTAATATATATACATAATGGCTAATACAGAAAAAATAATAGTTCAGGTAGTAGTAAAAGGAGAGAAAGACCTTAAAAGTATTAATAAAACAACTGAAAAATCTACTAAAAGTTTTACTAAGTTGGCTTCACAGATTGCTGCTGCAACATTGGCTTATCAGGCAATGAGTAAGGTAGTTAGTTCTGTAGTTGGAACTTTTAAGAGTTTTGAGTTTCAAATGGCTAAGACAAGGGCGATTACTGGGGCTAATGATGCAGAATTTAAAAAACTATCAGAATCTGCTAAAGAGTTAGGTAGAACAACATTCTTTACCGCATCTCAAGTAGCAGAGTTACAAACTAATTATGGTAAGTTAGGTTTTACTACTGATGAGATATTAAAAGCACAAGAGGCGACTATCCAGTTAGCAACAGCAACAGGTTCAGACTTAGCAAGAGCAGCAACAGTAGCAGGTGCTTCTGTAAGGGGTTTTGGATTAGATGCTAGTGAAACACAAAGAGTGGTTGATGTAATGGCTGTAGCATTTACAGGGTCGGCTATGGATATTGAAAAATGGCAAACATCTATGTCTAAAGTTGCACCGATTGCCAAATCTGCTGGTTTTACTATAGAAGAAACAGCAGCAATAATGTCAAAACTACAAGACGCAGGTATTGAGGCTTCTATCTCTGGTACATCTTTAAGAAACATATTTCTAAAAATGCAAGACCCTGCTTCTAAACTGACAAAATCTTTTGGTAAAACAATACATGGGTTAGATGAATTAGTTCCTGCTATGAAAAAGTTTATTGTAGAGGGAGGGTCTATGAAAGATGTAATGGAAGTGGTAGATGATAGACAGGCAGCAGCATTTGAGCAGATGCTTACAACTGCAGATGCTACAGAGGAATTTGCTGAAAAAATGAACAATGCTACTGGAACTGCAGGAAAAATGTCTGATATTATTGGAGATACTTTAGAGGGGTCTTTTAAAAGATTAACTTCTGCAACAGAGGGACTTGCTATTGCTTTATTTGAAGAATTGTCAGGTAAAGGGCTTCAAGGGGGTATTGATGATATTGCTGAATGGATAAATAAACTTACTGAAAACGCAAAAGCAATCGCTGATGGCATAAGATGGACAATAGAATTTACTGGAACTCTTATAAAACTTGGTATAGGTTTAAAGGCTGCAAGAATTGCTTATCAGTTTTTTGGTACCGCTATAGGTAAAAGCGTATTACAACTTAAATTATATACTGCTGCAAGTCAAACTGCTAGTTTGGCATCTAAAGGATTAGGTGTTTCTTTAAGGGGGTTGTCTATGTCTATAAAAGGATTAATTGCTTCAACTGGAATTGGGGTTTTAGTTGTCTTGCTACAAGAACTTGCTATGGGGCTTATTTTCGCTTCAGACGAAACAGAAGATTTTACTGCTAACACCGAAGCAATGGCAAAAGCCGCTTTTGATGCTCAAGTGGAACTAGAAGAGTATAACAAACGAGTTTCTGAAACAAGAGGTATTATTTCAGCACCATTACCAGATAATGCAGAAGAAAATATGTTGCAAATAGCAAAACTTCAGAAAAAAGTCACTAGTGATATTAAATGGGAGTTGGTGAGTCTTAGGTATGAGTACGACACGCACTACAAGCAATTAGAGGGTAAAATGAATGCTGCTCAAGCAAAAGAAGCGAGGTCTTTACAGGATAAGATAAAAGAGCAGTTGGCTTTAGAAGAAGATGCGTTAAAGAAAATACAAGAACTAGAAGCCAATTATGATACTATAGATACAAATGAGGCTATTAAACTTAATAAATTTCAAATAGAACAGTCTAAATTAACTCTACATAGGAAGCAACAACAATTAAAACAAGACTATATAGATAAGAAAATAGAAAAGACTCAATTTGACAAGGATATGGAACAAGCAGAAATAAACCATATTAACAGAATGATTTCCTACAACAATAAGTATTTAGATGATAATGTACAAAAAAACATTAGTTTAGAAAGAGATTTAATGAATATAAAGTTAAAACAGAGAGATGCGGAAGAAGAAGTTACAGAAGAAATAATAGGTATTTTAGAAGGGGCTGCAGATTTAGAAAGGGCTATTTTTGAGGAAGTTAATCAAGACTATTTAGACGGATTAATAACAAGAAAACAAGCAAATC